TCTGTAAATAGTTTTTTAGCATCCGCTCCTGTTTTAGACAATATACCTACTCTTGAATCTTTTGCTAGAGTTCCCGTGTTTACACACTCTGAAGCTCCCATAAAAGAAAATCCAGATCTTCTTATTTTTAAATAAGACATACCAAAGCATCTTTTATCTGCTTTACATGCTTCCCAATAAATAAAGAATATTCTATTTGCTTCCCTAAAATCTGGAAACCCTACATCTATATTAGTCCATTGTAAGTACATATAATGACTGCCTGTAATGTATGTGGGTTTGCCATTGTTATAAAACCAATAACCTTCATCTCTTTTATCAAACTCACCTTCTATATAGTCTATCCACTTAGCTTTAAAAGTAGGTGACATTTGATTCCATTGAAATATAGAGTTTATTTTGTTTAATTCCACAGGAGCTTCATGTCTTTCCCAATATTGATTATGCTTTTTATCTGATCGTTTATGTATATGTTTTGGCTGTTTTGGAATACCAATGGCTAATCCGTTTATATTTACTATTTCACCAACTTCTCCATTTTTAGAAATGTTTACAAAGTCATATTTTTCATTATACCCATACAACCAAGTTTTAGCTTTATTCTTTTTAGAAAGAACTGCTTTTGGAATATACTCCTTTACTACGTGTAATAATTTATTTTGATCTTCTTTCTGCAAAACCTTGATTACTAATTTTTAAATCTGTGTCTTTTAAATTCTCTTCTTCTGCATCAATTTTATTTAATATTTCAAAAGCATCAAATATAGCAAGCTTTTTAGTAGCCGCCGCATTTTTCAATCTATCTGCTGCTAGCTCATCTTCTGGATCGGGTTTTATAATATCTTCTTTTGCAACTTTTATTAATTGCTGCACCGCTCTTCTACCCGCTTGAACTATTTGTTTTTTTAATTCGTCTGAGTTCATATTTTTAAAGTTATTTGATGATCATACATTCTGTAAAGTTTTTGATTATCTACAGTAAATTCATATTCACTATCAGGTTTAAAAGATATTTTATCGCCATCTTTAACTCCTTTAGATGTTAAGTATTTATTAGCGTATTTAATTTTACCAACTAATGGTTCTTCTGATCCTAATTTTGATATGAATGACTCCTCCTTTGGTATAGGTTCGATAAAACAATACCTATCATGACAAATCCATTTGTTCTTTTTTTTGTACATAAAAAACTGATCATTGTCTATGAAAAACAAATCGTTTTGAAAAAAACTCTTTCCGCTTTTTTGTCTTCCTTTTATATCGTTATAATATTTAAATACATTATGATGCACCAATAATGTGTCTCCTATTTCTATATCACCATCATATCCTATAGGTGTTGAGATTACTATTGCCTCTCTGTTTGAATGAACATGGTTTTCTATAGAAGTGCTGGTTACAAAATCAACTCCTTCTATGTTTTTAGTATTATTATACCTTTTATTATTAATTGGTTTTACTATAAAATAAAAAGGAGATTTCATTAAAAATTTATATTAAATTCTATGACCCAAGGCATGTTGTTGTTAAACTCTTTCCAGCAAACAATCTCATCTTCTTTTTTAATCCAAATCCTAATTCCTTCTAAATCTTTTTTTATTAAATGAATTTCATGACTTCCTCCTAACACCGGCTGCCCTACTATATAGTGCATAGAGCTAGATTTATAATCAGCCCCGATTGAAATTTTTCTTATATCCATTGTATTAAATTTTATTAACAAAGATATAAATAAATTATCTGCCTTGACCTTTGTATCTTTTTAGATAATTTTTAGATGATTTTACTTTTGAGGATTTAGTTTTAGCGTGCACGCCAGGTCTACGTTTTTTTGGTCTTTCAATATATGCGTAAGCAATAGCTCGTCTAGCCATTCTTTTGAATTGATTTAAACTTCTCCGCACCTCTTGAACCAAAGTAGGCTACGTAAACTGTAATCAGTAAGCTTTTTAACAAGTCAACCCATCCACTATCTACATCAAACCATCCACCTGTTGAATCAACAAATATTAATACAACCATTGATATTGTCAAAAATATTAAAGCCAGTGGTCTTGTGTTCTTAGAAAGCCACGAATCACTCTGCATGTCACTGGCCCAGCGTTTAGATACTTCTTGCATTTCAATTGTATCCTGCTGTAATAAGGCTAATGCTTTTTCTTTATCTTCTGCTGGTAGTATCGGGTCTTTCTTAATTAAGTTTTTTACTACACCCATTACTCCTTTGTCTGGTAAAACATCACCAAACGAATCAATAATAGAAGAACCAGCTCCTGATAAGAACTTACCTACTTTTGTGTCTTTAAATTTTTTCTTACTCATATAACCATGTATTTAGTTTTTCCATTTTCTTTGTAAGCTTTCAAACATCTACTTCTGTTTTCATCGGAACTCACATAAGAAACATGTACCCAATCAGGATTGTTATCATCTCCAAACTCCCATATCATTTGATCATAATCTAAATTTTCTTTTATATAATTATACATTTCTGCATTTGATTTTACACCAAATGTATCATCGATATCCATAGCTCTACCTTGACAATGCTGTGAAGACTCACTTCCACCAATTGCTGTATTAAGATCTGGAGATCTAAAAAAAGAATTTATTTTTATTGGGCCTCCTACCCACTTTCTAAGTGGTTCAAATATATGAGTAGCTAAAGCCTCCATATTAGATAATTGATATACGCTTGGAATATTATCTATTCCTAATCTTGTAGCAGTATTTGATTTTACTGCTTCTTTATAAGATATATGTGCGCTTATATTTTTGATGACTTAATTATTCAGATTTAGCTACATCCCAGCTTTGAGTTTCCTCATTCCAAACATAATAGTTCTCTTCAATTATATCCCAGCTTTGAGTTTCCTCGTTCCAAGTGTATAAGTTCTCATCTTCTGGCATAGAAATAGGAGGCTGCCAATCATGGTTTTCGTCTAGAGACCAGCTTGGATAAGGTTCTGGTGTAACAAATACATCATTAACATCGTCATAAGTATATCCCACACCAGCGAACTGTTTTCTCATATTATTGTTATAAGATGTTTGTATCCAGTTGTTGTGACCAAATAAAGAGTTACAAAACTGAACACCTTTTAGTTCATTTTCTTGACCCTCATCATCAAGAAGCTCATTGTTATGTACAACAATTACTTGTAATACTATGTTGTTTTCGTCAAGTTCTGCAAAATGTGCCATAATTTAAATTTTAACTGTGAACATACGTTCCACTACCTGTGAATGTTAATACTGTTTCTTCTCCTGTTGTAGTAACCGTAGGTGAACCTGTTGTTGTTCCAGAATATTCCGAAGTTCTTAATCTTAAGATTACAACTCCTGAACCTCCAGCACCACTAGTTGTTTGTGCTCCACCCCCACCTGAACCTGTGTTAGTTGTACCAGCATTTGCTGTACCAGTCGCTCCGTGTCCACCACCACCAGTTCCTCCGGCAGCATCAGCATTTCCTCCACCTCCACCACCGCCGGCATAAAATGTTGCAACTCCGGTAATTGATACTTGTACTCCATTTCCACCTGCTCCAGCAGAACCAGCACTACTCCCGCCTCCTACAGCTCCAGCTCCTCCACCACCTGCTCCAGCATAAGGAGATTCTCCTGTACCCGTTCCTCCAGCATATCCTTGATTAGCAGTTCCGCTACCCCCAGCATTACCACCGTGTGCTCCACCACCACCTGATCCACCTGTTCTACCTGTACCAGGAGCTCCACCACCTCCTCCTCCTACAGAGGATATTGTTGTTATAGAAGGTGCAGCTATAGAAGAAAGACTTCCATCATTTCCAGCACTCGGACTACTTGATGAACTAGCTCCACCAGCACCAATGGTAATCGTATAAGTTTCAGATGCTAATGTTATGTTGCTTTCAGCAGACGCTCCGCCTCCTGAAGTTGTTCCAAACGAAGTTCTGAATCCTCCAGCTCCACCACCACCTCCAGAACGAGCATTTTCAATACCTCCTGAAGCTCCACCTGCAATATTTAAAAAGGCCATTTGTCCTGCTGGTACTACTGGACTAGGGTTTTCTTTAATAGCCCAATATAGATATTTATAACCGTTTTCATTTAACATTGCATCAGCAATACTTTGATCAGGGAATGAAAATCCTGTATCTGAAACTGTAAATGTGTTTAATGCACTATCACTTTCAGCATTACTTAAATTAGGATTTAAAGCTTTTTGGTTACCTCTTGCTGTATCTAATATTGCCCAATTTTCTACATTACTAGAAGATTTAATAAACATAAAACTTGGTCTAAAACCAGTTGTAATTGTAACTCCTGATGATACGCCGGTATAACTTCCAATCTTGCTGAATCCACTTACGGAGTGGAAACAGTATGCTATATAGGTAGATGATTCTTGTAACGTTGAACCAACACTAAAAACTGTAGCAGTAGGCTCAGTACCCGCAAAAACAGAAGGAGGTGAGCCTGAATTTAAAGTTTCAGCATCACTAGAATTTAATTTTAAAAAGTAATTCGCAGGGTCAGTTCCTGAATTAGCATAAACAGAAAATACATACCAATCTTGAGTACCGCTTGTTTTCTTTACTAATATTAATTCTGGAGCTGCACTTAATCCATGCCCCACAGTTTGTGCTGAACTACCACCAGCCCCCGTCCATTGAACTATAGAGAATCCAGCTGCTTGGTTGGCGCTAACAATTGATTGAAAATCACCATCTGTATTTATTGTTGGCAAAGGATTTGCTTTCCAGCTCCAACCCACATAAGTTTCCGAGTTTTGATTCCATGCACCATCATTACCAACACTAAATCCGTCTGAGTCAAAACTTTGTAGACCTTGAGCAGATACAGACTGTCCAGCAGTATTATTACTCATAATAAAGTTAGTAGCTCCTCTTATCGTATCTAATAGTTCGTTACTACTTGTGTTTGACCTTTCTTTACCCCAAACCCAGTTAGGACTAAATCCTAATCCTGAAATAGACTGCGAACTACCGTTACCCGTCCATAAAGAAATATCAAAACTATCCGCTAAAGTTGGTGCAGTTGATGAAGCGTCTGAAGCAAATGCGTAGTATGTATAAAGATTTCCATTAGCATTGTTTCCAACGGTTGTTCCACCTGATGTAATTTCAAATCCATTTGAAAAAATATTGAAATTAGGTGCGTCTGCTGTATCTTCTGGGTCAGTTTTATTGGGTTCTAAATATCCACCTGCCGTAATTCCTCTTGTAGTATCATATACCCTCCAGTTATCAGTACCTACTGTACTTTTAATTAAAATCCAAGCTGGTTTAAATCCTGTATTTACAACTTGAGTTGTACCATTTCCTGTATAACTTCCAAACTTACTATATTCTGCTGTATCTGCAAAACAATATGCAACTATATTTGCTCCGCTGGCATTAAGATTGTTTATAGTAGAACTACCACCAGTAAATTTAATAACACTAGAGTTTGGTGTATCAAAAGCACCATTTGTTCCGGAACTACTATTCCAACTACCTGTAGTATTTAAATTAGCTCCAAATTTAAGAGAAGAGCCTGTTGCAGAAGAGTACACTTGCCAATCTCTTGTGTTGCTATAATCTTTTAATATTATAAAGTCTGGAGTTTTGCCTAAGCCATGGCCTACTGTGCTAGAGGAATTTCCATCTCCCGTCCATTGGACAATACTAAACGCTGCGCTTGTATTAGCTTGCACAGTGCTTGTAATTGTCCCATCTCCATTGCTACTTGTCGTTCCTCCGTTTGCTTTCCAACACCATGCCACATAAGATTCTGCATTTTCATTATAATTTGTATTACCATCATTAAAAGTAAATCCATCTGCATCAAAAGAAAATACACCTCTATTTTCTTCTGCATCATCAGTGTTTGGACTTATTTCTTTTTCTGAGCCTCTTGTGCTATCACAAAGTATATGCTCCCTAGCTCTAGTTCTATCTTTAATCCAAACCATATCTGGTTTAAAACCTACTCCTGTAATTGATTGACTTCCACCATTACCAGTATATAAAACAGTATTAAAATTCTCACTAGGTATAGGCGGTATAGCTTCGGATAATAGTTCTTTCCATTCTGCTCCATCATAATATTCTATTAAATTAGTTGTCGTGTTGTATCTCCATTCTCCTGTAGAAGGGCTACCAGGTCTTTCTGCGGTTGTACCACTAGGCAATTGTAAAGCTGTATTTAGACTTTCTAAATTAAATAAATCCGGGTTTGTAATTATTGTTGTTGCCATAGTTATTATTTAAAAGCCATATAAAAATAAGTTTGTCCACTTCCGTTTGTCATTCCACTTGTACTTGGAACAGTAAATCCGTCTGTATCAAATGAAAATCCTGAAAAAGACTGGTCTGCTGAAGTTGTGTTTGCTGTTAAAAAAAGGTTAGCTCCCCTACTTGCGTCAAATATAGCCCAATCTTCTGATGAAGTTGTGCTTTTTATCATAACATATTGTGGTTGAAATCCTAATCCCGTTATTGGATTTGAACTTCCTGTTCCACTATAAGTTCCGAATTTAGAGTAACCAGAGACATCAGCAAAAGCATAACATATATATGCTTTACCATCATTATTTACATCGTTGTCTGCACTAATACTTATAACTGTGCTAGATGGAGCAGTACTGTTTGCAATATTAGAGGAAAACAAAGAGCTTGTTGATTGTAGTTGTAAATTTTTAGTTACATCTCCAAAAGCGCTTGCCCATACTATCCAGTTTGAGTTATTTTCTAAATCCCTTATTATAAAAACACTAGGGGCTGTACTAAGTCCATGACCAAAAGTACCAGTTCCAGAACTATTTGCGCCAGTATATTGAATTATACTAAATCCGGCTGCGTCGTTAGCTTGTACAGTGCTTGTTATTGATCCATTTCCATTACTAGATGTAGTACCCCCGTTAGCTTTCCAGCACCATGCTACGTAGGTTGAGCCAGAGTCATTAATCTCATTATCACTTCCTACAGTAAATCCATCAGAACCAAAAGCATTTAATCTATTAGAGCTACCAGTTACTTCTGCTGCTGTACTGTTAGATACTATAAATTTTTGCACACCTCTTGAAGTGTCATAAAGATTTGATTGTTCCGAAGACGGGCCTCTTTCTTTAATCCATACCCAGTCAGGAGCAAACCCTAAACCTGTTATATTATTAGTAGAACTGTTACCGTCATAAAGAGCTATTCCAAATTCTGGAGGAAGTGGAACATTGTTAATTTTTTGCCATGCACCACTTTTATAATATTCCATACAGGAAGCAGACGAAGCCGACGTCTCGTTTGTATTGTTTCTAATTTGTCCAGCTACAGGAGTTGGTCTATTTACTTCTGTTCCACTAGGCATTTTAAGACCACTCTCTGAAGTCGACTCATTTAAATCTACTAACTCTCCACTTACTTTTGTTGTTGCCATATTATTTTTATATCCAGTTTACAGATTCTTCATCCCAAATATACGAATTTCCATCGTTAGGATAATCAGTTGGTGCTGCCCACTCGGAAACTAAAACTTTATCATCACCCACCTCAACATCTTTTACAATCCAGCTTGGGTAAGGTTTAGAACCAGAGACATGAGTTGTTGTCCATTCTTGAGCTTCTTCACACCAATATTCTTTTCCTTCAACTTTTTCTACAGGCGCTGTCCATCCTGTCTCTGTGCTCCAAGTCCAACTTGGGTATGGTGGCTCGGAGTTATAAGGCTGAGATATATATAAATAATCTACCCACTCCTGCGTATCTTCTTTCCACCAGTATTCACCCTCTGGTTTTTCTACAGGACATTCCCATAAACAAGTATCTTCATTTAAAGTCCAAGACTCAAATGGCTGCGGCGCATAAAACGCATCTCTTACAGGGTCGTAAATCATACCAACTCCTGCATAATTTTTTCTAAATGGTGTGCCACCATTTTGATGAACACCACCATAAGTGTTATATGAAGTTCTTTTACATAACTGTCCTTTTCCGTAATACCCTTCCCAGTATTCTGTATTGTCTATAACGTCTGGTGGTAGCGCATGAAACTCTTCTAGTTTAGCGCTTATCTGAGAATCTAATTCAGAAACCTCTTCTAAAGTTTTACCTGTTCTACTTTCTTCTAACTCTTTTATTTCTTGTTCAAGTGTTTCATCAGTTGCAGGTTTTGCGTAAGTCTCAACCACTCCAGTTATAACTCCTGTTACTACGCAAAGTGCGTTATCTATTTCTTGCTGTTTTGCATCTATCTCTGCTTGCTTTGCTTCTATAGCAGCTTCATCTTTTTCCTCTTCAGAATTGAGTGTGCTAATTTCGGCATATAAAACATTAAGCTCTTCTTTTAGAGTTCCTGTTGTTGCGTCGTTATTTAAAAATGCGTAATGTGCCATATTAATAAAAACTTACTGTATCACTGCCCGCAGTGAATGTTGTTATTTTATCACTACCATCGGTAGTGGTTGAACTTGTTAATCCACCTCCTACTGTTATTGTATAGGTGTTAGGATATCTAAGAATTACTACTCCTGAACCTCCAGCTCCTGCTGTTCCAGCTGTTGTTCCTGCTCCACCACCACCACCTGCTGCTCCAGTGTTAACTGTACCAGCGTCGGCATTTCCACCAGCTGCTCCTCCAGTTGAGCCAGAAGTCATATCAGATGTACCACCACTTCCTCCTGTGGTTGCTCCACCACCACCTCCACCGGCGTAAGTAACAGATGAACCTGTAATAGAAACTGATAAGGAATTACCTCCATTACCACCGCTTGAACTCGTTGCTTTTACACCTGCGCTTCCTGCTCCACCACCACCAGAACTCGCTCTGGTTGTTCCTGAATTTGTAGTTCCTCCCGATGCAAAACCTTGGCTTGTAGTTCCGGCGTTTGTTGTATCCTCTGTAGCTGAGTCAGCAGCATTAGCACCCCCTGAACCATAACTTCCATTTCCACCATTTCCTGTTCCTCCCAATCTTGAACCTCCTCTTCCGCCAGGAAGAGATGTTATAGTTGCAAAAACTGAAGCATTTCCATCATTTCCAGTAGCATAAAAACCAGTTGGCGTACCTGGAGCGCTTCCACCTGCGCCTACTGTTACTGTATAAGAAGTAGAAAGAAATGTATTAAATTTTGACTCATTACTAGCTCCACCTCCAGATGAAGACCCAAAAGAAGTTCTTAAACCACCAGCTCCTCCACCAGCTCCTCCAATACCACCTGACCCATCTTGATAACCACCTGACCCCGAGCCACCGCCGCCCACTACTAAAAAGTCTGCTTGAAAATCTGGCGTAGGTGTTGCTGCTCCTTCAGAGAATCTTCTCCAATCTACATTGTCTTTGTATTCGAGTCTGCTATCTGTAGTATTTAATCTTACGTCTCCCGCAACTCCGGTTGGTCTCTGAGCTGTCGTTCCCTTAGCCCACACTAGACCTCCAGTGTTACCACTCATGTCAATAAAGGTTGTAGTTACTTTTGTTGTTGCCATGAGCTACTGATTATTGTGTTATTACTACTTCTATTCCATTTGTTGCGGTTGTCGGTGGCGCTGTTGCAAAAGTTAATGTTGTTCCTGCAACTGTATAATTTGCCGTTCCTCCAGAATCTTTAGAGTTTTGATATACACCGCTTATAAATATGTTAAGATTATCAGCGCTTGTTGGTGTTACTGATAATGTGAATGCTGTTGTAGAATTGTTTCCAGTAAATTGATCTTTCACAACTGTAGTACCTGCGGCAGAAGCAATGGTAATTTCAGTTGCTGAATTTTGTGTTAAAGTAATACCTGTTCCCTCAGTAAGGTTTACTGTTGAATCACTACCAGCGGCTGCATCTAATTGTAGTGGAACACTACTTCCAGCTTTTGTTCCTGCTTGAAGTGTATAAGTATCACCTGAAGCTGTTGATGCAATTGTTATTTCGCTTGCGCTTGTTCTTGTTAATGTTATATCTGTACCACCAGTTAAAGTAATTGCATCGTTAGTAGAATCAGATCCAGCTAAATTTATATTTGTTGTAGCAGAAGGAACGTCAAGTGTATATGTTGTCCCTGCTATCAATGAAGGAGGAATCTGAACATTATCTGTACCTTTATATCCTACTAAGTGTGATATATCTGATAACGCTGATGCTGTGGTAAATTGAGAAAATTTTACTGCCATTTTATTTTATTTTAAGGTGCCTGTTCTGTTATTAAGTCTTCACTAGTTAGTTCGCTAACCATTTGAATTCCTGTTTCTGTTATTATATCTTCACCACCGTAAGGAGGAGTTATTCCTAACTCATTAATTCCTATCCAGTTCCCTATTGCAATTAGTAAAGGCATTATATATGTATTAAAATTCCTATTACCATAACGCAATAACGTTAGAAGCTGTAGTTCCAGTTGCAAAAACCTTTTTTACTTGCACTGGAAAAAATGCTCCGGTGTTCACTCCAATGAAAGTTACATCATCTCCTGCTACAGTAGTAACTTTTAAATTACCAGCAGTACCTACATATAGTACTGAGCCCTCTTCATTCTCTCCGTAAATTTCATAATTCTTTCCACTTACTGCAAATATGTTAGCAGAAACTGTGAGTGTATTATCATCGTCTATACCAATAACTACAGCTTGAGTGCCATCAGTTGTATTGACAACAATCATATTGAGTTTAACTCCACTTGTTAAAAAGGTTGCTGATGAATCTATTAATTGTGTAGCGCTACCACTTGTTGTAGTACCTGATGGGCCAGCTATACCTATGTTTGGTATATTAGTATTATCACTTAGATTTACTTGCCATGCTCTACCTGCTTGTAATTTTTGATATGCCATTTTTTATCTTTTATATGGAAATACCCTGTTAAGTGTGTCACGTCTTTCGTCACAACCACACGGCACTCCGGTTGCTTTTGATACTGTGTCCACTGCCTTTTTTATTCCAGTGAACTTTGTAAATTTTTCTATACTATCTCCTAGTCCTCTTGATTTCATTTTATACATATACATCTTTCTTTTTCACATCCTTTCATTTTAAATGATATTGCAAAGATAATATTATTCCAATTACATTTAATTTTATGAGTCAACTTTCCCCACCATCTTGCGATAGCGTGAGAAGTTTTTATAAGCCATGCTCCTAATTTTTTCATATTATTATTTTTTACAACCAAAGTTGTTTGCATAGTTTGCCATAGCAACAACTCTTTTTGTGTATTTATTTTTATTTTTCATAATCGAGGAAGCAGCAGCGCAAGTAGACTTGCCAGGCATATTCTTCTTTACCCAGTTTGTAAACTTGCCCTGATTCTTTTCCTTAATCATTGGAAATGATTTCTCAGCCATTACTTCTTAATTAAAGATGATAGATGAGCTTTTACACTTCCTTTTTCCCCATGAGATTCATAAGCCATTGAGTGGTCTCCACCATAAGCGTGGCCATATAACTTCTTAGACATAGCTTTGCTTTCGTCTCTTCTGTCTTTCATGGTTTGTTTCATGCCAGACTCTTTCCCATGCTTCATGCCTAGGGATTCATCTAGTCTTGCGTTGTATCCTTGTGAATGTTTCATAACTTAAAATTTTAAATTTATAACAAAGATACTAATATTTTCCTTGTCTATTTTTTGGGGAAGATTTTGTTGAGCCACCCGATCCAGCCCATAAAGTTTTACAGGCCCAATATCTAGCAGTTAGTTTAGATTTTGCTTGCGAACATTT